CGTCCGCGGCACAGCGTCCGCGGGCGACCGAGGCAAGTCGGCCGCGGGCGACTACGGCACGGCGACCGCGGGCAACGACGGCACCGCAACCGCGGGATACTGCGGCACGGCGCTCGCGGGCGCTCGCGGCAAGGCGACCGCTGGCAAGTGCGGAACCATCCAGATCCGCTACTACGATCCCACAGCGTGCCGATACCGAACCCTCGTCGGCTACCCCGGCGAGGACGGGATCAAGCCGAACACCCCGTACCGCGTCAAGATCGTCAATGGCGCCCCTGTTTTTGTCGAGGTGATGTGATGCGCGTCTACATGGCCGAGGACGATCGAAACGTGGGGCGGGTGATCCGGCGTATGCTGGACGGATGCGGCGTGTCTGTCGTGCCGTTTGTCTTGCCCCAAGAACCGGACCTAATCGCGTCGATGGTGAGCGAGGCGATCCGCGCGAACCCTCCCGCGCTGGTCGTTACGGACGGGCTTGACGGCGAGGCGCACCGGGTGATCCTCGCGTGCCGGGACCGGTGCGTCCCGTGCATCGTTTACACAGGCGAGCCGCGGCGGTTTGCCAATGCGGGCGTGGTCGTGGTCGATAAGCCCGAGCTGCGCGATCTCAAGCGCGCCGTGCTCGATGTGGTGGCGCACCGTGGCGAGAACGGCTAACCTCATCCAATCCAGGGAGCCGCATTGCCCAATATGGTCGATTGGTACAAGATCAGCCGCGACTTTTGCAGTCCCACCCGGCCCGATTTTCTCGCGGCCTGGGTCGAGCATGGCGCGGATCTGGCTGGACTGACAACCCACCAGATCCGCGAGCGCCTTAGCCCATTCGGGGCGGCGGATACCTGCCCCGCCAGCGTCGCCAAACACTTGCGTTGGGCGGTCGCCAACGTCGGCACCGCCCCGCCAGCGGACTGGCCCGAGCGTCACGCCGAGAGAGGCAACGCGACGCCCCCAGCCCCACCCGAGACGCACGAAGCGCCGAAGGTCGAGAAGGTAGTAAATGCGGACGGGTCCCTTAGCGTCAACGTCAAGGGGCAGCACCTAATCCAGAATATTGACGACCTGATCAACCACGCCAATCTCGACCTCGGGACATGGCGGGTTGAGCGGCACAAGGTCAACACATGGACAACCACGCTCAAAGGGCCGGATGGATACCCGCAGGTCGTCCGCAACTGGCAGGTGAGCGCAACGCTTGTGCGGCGTCTGGACGCGCCCGGGGAGGACGGCGCGGGCCCGTGGGTCATCGGCACGCCAGCGCCCCGCAGAGTGGCGCCCACGCGGGCTATCGAGGTCGCGGTGATCGTCCCCGACTCACAGCACGGCTATGTCTGGAGCGAGGACCGGACCCACCTTGTCCCGCTCCATGACGTTAGGGCCTGTGACGTTGCGTCGCAGTTGATCGCGCTGCTCGAGCCGGATCACGTCGTCTACCTAGGGGACATGGCGGACCTTGCCGAATGGTCAACGCGATTCCCGCGCCCCGAGACGCACCGGGACACCACGCGGCCCACGCTCCGCACGCTCCATTGGTGGATGGCAGAGCATCGCGCCAGCTCCCCGGGTTCCATTATCCGGTATCTGGAAGGCAACCACGAGCAGCGGATCCAGCGTGCGCTAATCGAAACCATGTCCCACGCGGCCGGAATCACCGCGGTAACCGACACCCGGCCGGCGCTGGACTTTGCCCGGCTGGCTGGGTTGGATGCGCTCGATATCGAATACGTCGCCCCCTACGGCTCCGACCTGTACCTATGGGACACGGTGCGGATCACACATGGCGATAAGGTCCGCACCAAGGGTGGAGCGACGGCGGTAGCGGTCTGCGCGGAGGCGACCCACACGACGCTGTACGGGCACGTCCACCGCGTCGAGAGCGCATCCCGCACCCTGCACGGGCCGCACGGGCGCAGCGTCATTACGGCCGCCTCGCCGGGTTGCCTGTGTCGCGTGGACGGCGCGGTCCCGGGCGTCTCGTCGCGGCCCAACTGGCAACAGGGCGTATGCGTAGTGTCCTGGGACGGCCAGCACGCCCACGTCGAGACGGTGCAGATCGTGGAAGGTCGCGCGGTTTGGCGCGGGCAGGTCATTACCGGCGAGGACCGGAGCGCCGAGATCGCAGCGGCGATCGGCGTGCCCCAGGTCGCGCCGCCTACTGTGTAGCGATCCCAACCCGCGCGGGGGATCGTCGGTCAGCCACGCGCCGCTCACCCTGCTCCAGCGGGTCGATCGAATCGTGCAACCTTGGATCGGTCGCGTCCACCACGGCGTGCCCGGTCCTGTGTTGCACGACTTCGACCGGCCCGCGTTGGGGCGGATCGTAGTACCCCACAGGGGGCGGGAACGGCCCGAGGGAGTATGCGGGCAAGCCATCGGGACGCAGCGCGGGACCGATCCGCGTGGCGTCGCTATCCGTCGAGATCACAACCCGGCGAGGCTGGACGGCCGCCGCGACGACACGCAGCGCCACCATGGCGTCAATCACCGCCCCGAGAAGATCGGCGTCAACCATTGCGCGATCGGGCATCACGCCCCCAGCCGGGCGAGCTGCAACCCGAGCTCAGATAGCGCGCGGTTTGCCTCTGCGATCCCCTGCCTAACCTGCTCGTCTCGGGCCTCCATACGGGAATCCAGCTTGTCGAGCTGTGCGACCAGCGCGGTAATCCGGTCGGCCGATCTGACCGTCTCCAGTTTGATCCGTGCGATCTCGGCACCGCGCGCCGCTTCGGCCTCGGCTCCCTTATCTCTGGTCATGCGCGCAATCAGGGCGCGGATCACCTCGGTTAGACCCTGTACCGCGACCGCCAGCCCGGCGACCCCACCGTAATCGACCGCATCCATTAGGCCCCCATTGCCGCGGCGGCCTGGACCGCTTGGATCACCGCGTGGGCGTCCACCACGACGATCAGCGTCGCCCCGTCCGATGCGGGGAGGATCATCCACACCGCGATCGCGCCCTCACCCAACCCGGGAAGGTCGAGCGAGTCCGCGCGCACGACGGGCTCCCCGGCCTGCGCCATTTCCCACGCGGCCAGCCAATCGGGATGATCGTCCAGCCGGAACACCGTGCGATGGTCCAAGCCGACCCACCACGCGGGGACCTCGCCGGGGCTGTATGCCTCGGCCCATCCATCAGACACCCATCGGTATCGACAGTCCGCCCCGATCAGGGCGCACGGGTAGCCGGTCAGGACGGACAGCACGACGCCCCCATAATCGAGCCCCAGCCGGCCCGCAGGACGCTCGGGAGCCCCAGGAGGTAGCGGCGCAGGGACGGACGGCGGGGGGCGCTCACGGGGCATCCTCGGGCGGCTCTGCGCAGCCCTGCGCCGACTGTCGGACGAGCTCAGCCTCGAACGGCTGGCACTGCGGACGCTGCGCGGCGCTCTGGCCGTACTGCCAGCACGCCTGGACGTGGCACCCGAGGGACAGCGGGTCAGCGATGCAGGCCGGCGGGGTGTCGCTCAGCTTGTCGCGGATCTCGGCGTCGATGACGACCGGGCGCCCCGCAGTCGCGGCGACCTCGGCCATCCGATCCCCGAGGATGTCGATCTGCGTGCTCTGCGCCTCGACCAGCCCCGCGACCTGCTCGACCCCATCGGGCGCAGACACTCGGCCGGCGAGGAATCCCCCACCCGCGAGCAGGACGGCAGACACGGAGACGATCGCGATCGTGGTCCCGACGGGCATGGTGCGCTCCTCGCTCACGGTTTCGGTGCCGGTGCCGGTGCGGCCCGCCCCTTCGCCCAGCCCTCGCCCGCGTGGCGCAGGGTCGAGAGCGCCGCGATCAGCGCCTCCCCACCCGCGGCCCACATGCCAACGACCGCCAGGCCCATCGCGTAGTACGCCAGCGCCTCGCCTTCGAGGTCCAGCACGACCCCGGAGGCCGTGTAGAGGGCCAGGGAGACCCAGGCGCGGATCGTCGCCGCCCGGCCTGCGTCGAGGTGGCGGGAGCCTGTGCTCATCGCATCGCCTCCGCCCACAGTCGGGCCGACTGCCGCGCGTCCGCGGTCGGATGGTGCTTAGGCTCCTCGGTGGGCAGCCTGTCCACCGTGGCGAGCGGGTCCAGCCCGGAGACAAGGCGCGCTGTCGCCACGTCATGCAGCGGGTACGGGCCATCCCATCGCCGGTCTTCCGGCTCATGGTCGACACATGCCGCCAGAAACCGCGCCTCGACTGGCCACGCACAGTCCGCGACCATGATGGCACCCTCCTCCTTCCACGACATCCATGCCCCCCAAAAAACCTCTCGGACGTTCCCCGGCGTCGGGTACTCGGGTGGCGGCAGGTGGACGCCCACGTTCTCCTCCACCCACTTGCGATCGCTTGCCGTGCCCGCCGCGGCAGTCATCGGGCACGCGGCGTACCCCGATTCAACCTCGACGCCGTCCACCATGACGACCCAGCCAACCGCGAAGCCTTCTCCGTGAAGCCCGACAGACTCGACATCGAAGACAAATAGCGGCTTGGCGCTCATGCCTCCCCCACCACGCCGGTCCCGAGGACGGCGACGGATACGGCAATGATAGCGGCGGTGGTCCCGACGGGCATAGCGTTCCCCTCGCTCACGGTTTCGGCGGGGGCGCAGCCGCCCGCCCTTTCGCCCAACCCTCACCGGCGTGGCGCAGGGTGGACAACGCAGCGATCAGCGCCTCCCCACCCGCGGCCCACATGCCGACTACGGCAAGGCCCATAGCGTAATAGGCAAGCGCGTCACCATGCAGCCCGAGCAGCGCCCCGGAGCCGGTATACAGCGCGAGAGACACCCACGCCCTAATCGTGGCCGCCCTGCCCGCGTCGAGGTGGCGAGAGCCGGTCATGCCTCGCCCACCGTGGGGAACAGGACAACCCCGGCCGGAACTTCGGTGGCGGCTTCGACGTGGCGATCAACCTCGCCAGTCAATAGATCCCGCATAAAGTCGGTGAGGGTGAGCAGGACCGCCTCGGGACACCAACCCTCGCCGTCATCGGTCGAGACAGATCGACGAACACCGACGAGATCACCGTCGTCGTCAAGATACATTTCAAACGTAGCGGTAATGGTCTGCGCCACGTTTAGCCCGTCTTTGACTGACACGTCGCCCCCAAGCGTAGCAACGCGCTACCCGGTAAGGGATAGCACGTCAAGGGGCGGAACGTCAAGGGCTTAGATTAGGTGGGTCTTGACTCGCGCGCGGATCCGGTCCATGTCGTACCCGGGACACTGCGTATACCCGGGCCGCATGACTTCATAGTGACCGAATACGGCCGACTCAGTGAGGCCAAACTCAATGCACTTAGCGGCGACCATGGCGCAGAGGGCGATCTCTGCGCGCTCGGGCAGCGTGGACGCCGTGTAATCGCCCGCGACCACGATCCCGAGGCTATCCCCGTTCGCGCCCTTTGCGTGGCTTCCGGTGCGCTTCTCGGGCCGCCCCGGGGCGATCGTCCAGTTGCCCGCGGCGTCGAGATACACGACCCAATGATACCCAATGTCCGACCAGCCGTTACCGTTGACGTGCCAACCCCGGATCTCGTCGGGCGTGGTCGTCGGCTTGCTGGCCGTGTGATGGCATACAATGCGGGTGATTTCGCGCATCAGGACCGCCCGTAGCCGCGGCCCACAAGCGCGTCCGCAACGGGCTGCCCCACCACGCGGGCGGGGTCTGCGGTGATCGCGGAATCCCCGCGGCTAATGGCGTGCGCAGCGAGCTGATCTGCAATCGCGACCGGCAGGTACACCGAGATCAGCACACACTCACACGGCCCGTCGCCGCGATCGATGGTCTGCCGTTCGTTGTCGGGGTCGATGTGGGCTGCCGGATTCATGCGATCTCCATGCGGTGAATCTTGAACCGGATGTCTACATTCTCCAAGCAATACAGGTGCAGATACCGCCGGTTCTGCCGGGTTGCCGCGATAGCGCCGAGCCCAAGGTTTTTCGCCAGCGCGGTGCCAAGCGGGGCGCCGTTTGTCGGGAGCGTGGCCGTGCCTTGGTCGTAGGAGATCAGAGCCGCGCCGCTTGTGACGTGGAGCGCAAACCGCGTCGGGGTCGTGGTGATGTCGGTGAGGCTTAGCACCTGTTCGATCGTTGTAAAGTTGGTTCCACCGGTACACTCACGGACGAGGATCGACGTATCGTCTGCCGCCCCGTCGTACCCAAACAGGAACCCGAGGTAGTTGTCCGCGTACCCCGGTGTGGCGCTTGTGGCCAGCCGCATCAAAAAGGACTGTGACGACGACGCCCCAAGGCCCGATGTGGAGATATAGATCGCGTATGGCGTGGTGTCTACGTCCTCGCCCAAGTCGAGCACAAGGTAAGATCGCTTATTGGTAACGTTGCCGCGATGCTGAAGCACGCCAGATGCAAACGCGGTCCCGTCCGGGGTGCTACCACCCTCATAGCTCAGGGTCCACGACTCGCCGCCCACCGTGTGCGCGCCCTCGCCACCGCTGCCGCCCGTGCCGCCCGTTGTGAGGAAGTCGTAGGTAACCGCCGACGGGTCGATAATCGAGACGTAGGAACCGCCACCACCCCCGCCACCCGTGCCCTCCATGAACACGGTGGTAACAACCGTGTCAGTGAAGGATCCGTCAGTCGCGACCGATTCGCAATGGAACGAATCGCCCACGCTCGCGACCGCGGCGGTGAGGGTCGCGGTCGGGGTTGCCGTGGTCGAGCCGGTAACCGACACCGAAGACGCATCGGACGCCCTGGTGATGGTCGTTAGGACCGTAGCGCCGGCCCCAACGGTCAACGTAGGGGCGAAAGAATAGGGCGAGGTGGTATCTACCACGTCCCCGAGCGACGACGATACCGACGCATCAGACGCGGCGCTCGCGGGCTGGTATGCGGTCAGCTCGGCCACGGCTCAGCCCCCCGCCTGCTCAAACCACATTTCGACCGCAACCGTGCTGGACTTGGACGCGACGAAAACCGAGGTCGCCCGCGTAACGGACGGGTCAGCCTTGCCCCCGTCGTCCAGCCGATATTCAAAGACAGCCGAACCAACGTGGGTGAACTTGTGCGTTGTGCTGCCCGATGCGCCCCCGTCCGTGGGCTCGGTGGCTCCGGTGATCCCGCTAACGGTCGCAATCCAAGCCGCGCCGCTCGCGTAAATGGAGACACGGTTAGCCCAAGGCGGGACCTTGATCTCCTGCCACGTCGTGCCCTGCGACGCAATCGCGTAGGGCAGCGGGTTGTTAGTCTCACCCGAGAGGTCGATAGCAGCCACGGATTACCCCCAGGAGTCAGCGCGATCCGCAGGAAGGATCGACAACCTAAGCGACGTTTTGCCGCCCCGCCAATCGGGGGCAACAGAGGTTACCATAGCGGTAACCCCGCCGGCATACGTTAGCACAGTGCGTGCCAAACGTCCAGAAACAAGCGAGGATTGCAACGTAACAACGTCACCAGGGCACAATCCCGCGAGACGCAAGCCACGACAATCCATCTTGATCGTCTCGCCAATCGACCACACCCAACGGTCAACACGATCAAGAATCGAGTTGCGCACCGGGCTCTCATTGTCGAAGACGTACCCGGACACGTCGTACTCATACGCGCCCCATCTGGTCGGTAGCGTCCCGGCGGACAGTCCGCTGGTCGTCGTGCTCGACCCGGACGCGCTTATCACTCTCGCCGTCTGGTATTCGATCGGCTGGTCGCGGCTAAACCATTCGACCTCGACCGAGCCGGGGATGATGTCAGAATCCGCTACAGTTACGCCCGAATGATGCAGGACCGCACCACGGGACGTAATGTCCTGCGCCCCACGGATCGTCAGCCGGCCCGCTCTGGTACACAACCACGCCGCGTGGGACTGCAACACACCAGACAACCAAGCCCCGGGATCGTCCGGTGGGGGATCGACCGCTACCCGCGTGGTCATCGTGCCGGACGACGGCGTAAACAGCGCAGTCCCGCACGCGATCAGGTCGTCAATATCGACCCACGACACCGGCAGCCCATAGCCCCAATGATAGGGGAGGTCGTCGTATGCTCCGTTGGTGCCCGTCGCCGTGCTGGTCAGGAGTCGCGCGGTGAGCACGTCGGGCCGACCTTGATCGTACCAAATCGGCGTGACCGCCGACCCAATCCCGGCCGTTACCGCGGTCGTGCCGAACGATCCGGTAGCGTCCAGTCCGGTAACTTGGGTGGCGGTTTTGGCGGTTCCACGGAGATAGAACGCGGTTCCGCCGGTCGGCTCGACCTTGAGCAGAATGTAGCGCCCCGCGGGGAACTCGATAGCGGACGTACTCGCAAGGGTGATGGTTGCAGCGCCCGCGGTATACCCGGTCGTGTCTACCGCGGTCGGTAGGTACGTTTCGTGGATGGTCAGGGCGGACAGGGCCGTAGCCGAGCGAGACGCCAGCGCAGACACCGCGCCCCAGCATTGCACCTCAATCACGCCCCGGCGGCGCTCAGAGACGCCCACGACCCGGCCAATAGTGACCTGCGAATAGTCGCCCCGCCCCATGCCCGGCAGCCCCACGGAGAGCCGTAGGAGCTGCCCGCGGCGCATGACTTGGGCCACCGTCGCCCGGTCGGTATCGAGCAGCGTGAACGACCACGACTGATCATTGAACCGCCACGACACCGGGCTAACGCTTTGACCGTCCACCCGTACCGAGGCAGGGTCAAGCGTGGTCCGCGCATCCGGGTAGGCGGCCGACGAATAGCGGGCGGGGACGTACATACCGCCGCGTGTGCCGTCCACAGCGGTCAGGGCGCCCACGACCTCAACCAGCCACTCGAGCGCGCCACCGGGCCCGCTCACGGCCGCTACAAGGTCGGGATTCCACGTCACGGCATCCACCGCGGGCGACCCGTGGCGAGCGTCCCGGTAACCGGCTGGCCGAACGTCTCAGAGCCGAACCGAGACGCCGCGCCCAGGTCATCGTCACCGACCCGCGACTTGCGGAACGTGTTAGCGGGCATCCCCGAGGACACGCCAAGCCACTCGTCAAGGCTGTACCGCCCGATGGCGTCCGGGGTCGAATCCGCAGCACCCAGCGTGAACCCAGCGTCATAGAACGCAAAGAGGTCTTGCGGGTATTCGACCAACGGAAGGGAGAGCGTGTAGTTAAGGCGCCGGTCGTGCGTCAGCAGGTCGGGCGAGTTTGCCAACCTCGCAGGCAACCTTAGCACCGGGTAGAAGTCGCGATAGCGGACAAGCACCGGCCCCACGTCGTACCCGTTGAGGTATGCCGACGTGGTAACGGCCGATGTGTTGCCGCTTGTGTATGTGACCGTCTCGGCGCGCAACTCTCGGCCGGGCTGCTCGATCCTGATCTCGTCGCCCGAGGCAAACGCCGCCGAGCTATTCCAGCTCCCCCACGGGTCGCCAGCCGACAACGCTACCGAGGTGTCCCCCGCGTTGGGTGGCGTCCCGAATCGCGCCAGCGGCTTGTCCCCGTCCAGCGAAAACCCGACCGCCCCACCCGCCCGAAGGTGGATAACGACCGCCTCCAGATCCCTACGCAGCGACGCGGACGTGAACCGCTCTTTCACGATCGGGACCATACGGGCGCGGCTTAGGTCGGTACGGTACGGTGCCATGTGGCCCGTAACGACTTCCTCAGCCTCAACCACATCGACCGGGCGCAAGTCGGACACAAAGCCAAGCGACACCTTTTTGAGCGTCCTCGACCCGCGGGGATACCAGTAGAGGTAGGGATCCTGCGCCATGCTATCCCCCGAAGACCGACGAAGACCGGAGCCCACCCGTACCGAACAGGCGCTCCAACTCGCGGCTAAGGTAGTCCGCAAAGTTGGAATCCGCAACCGGCGTCGAGACGTTGACCGTAACCCCGCCCAATCCAGCGAGGCCCATCCCGCCCCGAGACTGCGCGGCGGTGGTGCCGCTATTGCCGCCCATGGACGCGGGGCGGTTGACCGTCTCGCCCGCGTGCATCATGTATAGGCCCGTCTGCGGGATCAGTCCGCCGATGGCCCGGCCAGGGATGCGAGACATGGAGGCCAGATCCGGCGCACCCTGACCCGTGGCGGCCTGCACCATCTGACCCTGGCTCCTCTCGCGATCGGATGTCCGCCCGTTGCCGTCCGAGCCGAACGAAAACAGGTCGCGGAACCAATCGCGGATCGCCTGCCACACGCCGCGCCACCACTCGACCAGACCCGCGGCGAAATGCACCGGGAGCTTGATCAGCAGAGCGGTGAACATTTTCGGCAGATTGGTTAGCAGCGTGGTTACCAGATTCATCAACAGGGACGGCAAACGCTCAGCGAGGCGCACGATAAAGTCCGGCAGGTTTTCAAACCCAGCCGCAATATCGTTGATCGACTTGCTGATCTTGCCGACCATCGCCCCGGCGCCCTCGGAACCCAGCGCGCTAAGCCCCTCGATAGCCCCGCCGATTCCGGCGCCCACAACGCCCCCCAGGGCCGCCCCGCCAGCGCCCCCGATGGCCCCACCGATTCCACGGCTCGCGGCCATGACGCCGGCCTGTAGCGCCCCGGACACGTTGCCCGAAATCGCCTGACCAAGCATCGCCCCGACCCGTCCGGCCATCGCCTCAAACATGCGGACGATAGAGCGTAGCCCCTGCTCGACCGGGGCGAGGATGCCATAAGCGTTGGCGGCCAACTCATCGAGGGCCACGGCCACCTCGTCCACCGCCTCCTTTGCTGGGGCGGCGGCGGCTTCCACGACCTCGGCGGGGACCGTTCCGCTTGGTGCCGCGGCGCGCGACGACGTAAGGGCGCGGGCGTCCGTGGAGAAATCGCCAATCTCGTCCACTGCCTTCTTGATGTTGGGCAGCGTGTTCCATACTGTTAGCGCGGCTTCCTTTGCCGACTTTGCGATATCCTCCAGTCCACCCACCGCGATATCGCGCGCGGCACGGAAGTTGCCCGAGAATACATTCTCAATCACGCCCCCGAGCGTTTGAAACCCGGTAATGATCGCCCGAATGGGGAGCAGCCACGCGAGCATTGCGTCTTTCCAGATCACCGCCATCTTTGCGCCGAAGATGACTCCCTCACCAAGCAGCAGCATGGCGTCAGTCATCCCGTCAATGCCGCCGACCGACTCAACGATCGAAGCCTTCGCCCCATCCAATGCGAGATTTAGCGCCGCCTGTGCGCGCTGCCAATCCCCGGAAGCCTTCGCAGCGCCGGGGCCGACGTTGACCCCGTACTTGTTTGCGACCTCAACGAAATCCTCCAACTCGCCCGTGCCGAGGGCCTGGAGCAGCTTTGTACCCTGCCGACCGAACGCGAGCGTCGCGGCGGTGGCCCGGTCTGTCTCGGTCGGCAACGCTTGGATCGCGGTAATCGTGTCGCGCAAGATTGCGTCGGACGATCGCATGTTGCCCTCAGTGTCGTTGACACTGACACCCAACCGCGCGAACGCCTCGCCCGCCTCTTTGCTACCTTGTGCGACCGCTGCCAGCCGGTTCGTGAACCCTGCGACCACGCCCTCCATAGCCTGAAACCCAAGCCCCGAACCCTCCGCGGCCAGCTTCAAACCGTTGAGGGTGGTCGCCGCTACGCCCGTCCGCGTGGATGCGTCGAGCAGCGCGTTACGGGCGTCTACAACGTCCCGCACAAGGGCCGCAACGGCGACGGCAGCACCGGCCGCGGCGGTCGCGAATCCGGCGATCTCAGCGCGCGTAATCTTTGCCGATTGCGCTACCTTCTTCTGCTCAACGTCCAGCTCCTTGGCTTCGCCCGCGACCTCTTTGATCGCGCCGCTGGCCTCGTCCTGCACTTGGAGCGTAAACTTGACGATACCACCGGCCATCACAGACTCCCGAGCATTACGACAGGGACAACGCCGGGGATTAGGCCGTTGCCCTTAGATGCCGCCCGGCCGATCGCGTGCTCCTGATAGGCCCGCCCCGCATCGGCACACACCACGTCGATACACAGCGCCTCCCACGGGTCATCGATCCCGATCAGGCTTGACGGGCGCTGGCTGTACCGACGGGCAGTGAGGTCAAGCAATAGGGGGGCATCCTTGTCAGCCGCGAAACGAGCGCGCCCGGAGCGCGCCCTCCACCATCGCGCGGGTTGCGACTTCGACCACCTCGTTAAGCGCGCCAGAACCGCGCGAGAGCATCGAGACGGACACAAGCGGGGGCACGGCGGTCAGGTCCGCACGGGCCGGGAACGCCAGCCGCACAGGCTCCCAACCGTCGCCCGTATCCACCGCCTCGACCGCCTGACATGCGATCCGGTCGGCGTACTCCGCAAAGTCTGCGACCTGCTCAAGATCGGGCGATGGCGCCACCGTCTCGGCGTCGCCCTCGGGAGCGACCGCCATAGCCAGCGCGCCCAGACCCTTACCCGCGCGGGCACCGTCTGCCGGCGTAAGCACCCGCACGCGCCACCTGATTGTCTGCTCCCCAATGGTTTGGGTGACTTCTTCGGACGTGTACGATGCGGCCAGATCAGAGATACCCACGGGACCCTCCTTAGTTTGCGACTGCGCTGCTCGACCCGTTGACGATCGCGATCTCAAAGGATGGATCGTTCTCGTCAGCGTAACCAGTCAAGCTAAGCGACTCAGTGATAACACCGTAGTCGCTAATGTCACTATTCACGTCCGTAATCTTTGCGTTCCGCAGGAGAATCGTAAGCGCGTTGGGCGAGGTGCTGCCCGTCGCGGTCATGGTCGCGTCCTGCTGGGTCCCCGCGATGTGCGCGGCGTACTGGGTATCATCCCGATAGGACCGGGTGATCTCGGCCGTCACGCGCCGCATGGAGCCGATCGTGGGCTCCTGGGTCTGACCGCTGCCAAGCTCGTCAACCCGCGTAAGGTTGTTCTGAACAGAGTAGGTAGCCGACCGAAGGCCCGCGACCGCCCCGCCCCATGCAAGCGCCCAAGCGTGGCTGTGCTTCGCGAACTCGCCCGTGCCGAACGTGGGCGTGCCGGCCGAACCGCGGGCGGCGCTGGTCTGCCCGATGAAATCGACCGTCAGGGTGGCGACCTGATTGGAGTCGATCGCGATCTCCATGGAGTTAACCTTGCACCCCTCAAAAACCTGCGAGTTACCCGAGGTGCCGCGGATAACCTCCAGCGTCAGCGAGCTAAGCGTGGCGGACATCGCGTAGGTATGGGTGTAGGGCGACCCGGTGCCGGCCGTGGTCGCTCCACCCATTGCGGCGCCGATCAGCATCCCGCAGCCGTCGTACCGCAGCTTACAGACGATCCGCCCGGTCACCTCCTCGCGGGCATCGAAGCTGTCTCGCACGTCGCCCGCGTCGCCGTGGACAAGGTGGTTCACGTCCTCGGTAACGATCTTGCGGTTGAGTGTGACGCTCTCAACCTTGATCCAGTTGGTGCGGCTGACGGCGGTGCCCCAGGTGGACTCAACGCCGATGCCCACGGCAGTACCGCGGCCAGAGTAGGGGACAGCCATTAGCGGCTCCTGCTGATTAGGTTTCGTCCGCGTCAATCACGCGGAGCAAAAAACGGGGGTTGATCACGCGGCCCGAGGTCGTGGTAATGACCGTCTCGACCGTGTAGGTGGAACCATCCGATCCGGCTTTGAGCCAAACCCGAATGCGGTTATCGGCGGTCATTCGGATCTTCGTCTCGTCGTACATGGCGGACTGATCCGCACCGGCCAGGGTGACCGAATACGCGACGGATTCGACCTCCTCGCAATCGGTCCGGTCGTTGTACGCCACCCGTCGCTTGGCAAGTCGCGGCCCCACGTCGAGCCAAACCGCGATCGTCTCGTCGGTTGACTTGTCAACGATCTGCGCCGGGGATGCGCTGCCCGGGGTGCCCGTGGTCGCGGCCAGGGTCGGCCCGTCAACGCCGCACGTCCAGACGTAAGCGTTGCGGGGCGTGCTCGCGGTGAACGATCCTTCGTTGGTCGTGTCAGTCCCGCCCGTGTAGAGCCAGAGGACCGCGAAGACCTGTTCAGCGGGCGGCGTCCAGTTGTCGATCTCAATGGTCGCGGTCCCGCCCGATGCCGAATAGGACCACGCGGCAGCCTGCCACGTTAGATCGGTCGTGCCGTCCGCGTCGGTGATCCGAATGTTTGACTTGTCGTTGGCCACGACCGACCAAAACTCAGGGAGGTCGGCCGGGATCGCAAAGGTCAGATCGATCGCACTTGTGCCCGCGGTTAGTTTGTCCACCACGATCGGGATTCTAACGGTGCGGTCGGCCTTCCAAGACACTACATAACCCCGTCAAGATAGAAGCGGACATCAACCCGGGCGAACACTACGCCGAACTTTAGCCCATTGCCGTACTGTTGTCCATCCAAAGATTCCCAACCGATGAACTGAACATCATTAACCGAACCGCTTAGTGAGCGATCGCTACGGAAGGCGAGGAACAGATCGTAGCCAAGCCGCTCGGCAGCGGTCACACGGCCCGTTGCCGAATCGCTCAGCCCGGCGACGAACCCCATTAGGTTGATTTGCTGGGTCACGTCATAGTCGCCAATCTCGGGACCGGGCGGCGTGTTCGCCCGCTCGCTCCAGACGTAGACGATCGGCGCGTTTACGGCCGTCTCAGGGGGCGCCCCGTTGACGACCGCGCCCGTTCCGGTGAGGTCGTAGGTGTACGCCCCCGTGCCGTCAATGGCCGTCGAGAGCAGCGTAACGATCGCGTCTCTTTTGGTTTCCAGTGGGGACGCCGGCATGCCTTAGCCCTCCTGCCCAAACAGTTGGAGCATCTGCGTACCAATCCGGCCGCGGAATCCTTCGGCCGCCTCGGTGAACGCCGGCCCAAGGAAGGGGCGCGCGGGGATCTTGACCTCGCGCTTGAGGATGAACATAGCGACGCCGGACGAATCGATCAACATAGGTTGGCCAGACTTGCCTTGTGCCCAACTCAGGTCCATGTCTCGCGCGCTCGGCACCCGCGCAACCCCGGCGCGCGTCTTGGCCTCCTGGGTCGGGATCGTCAGGAACTTGGCGCGCTTGGGTCGAATGGTCCCGCCGACCTCATGGATGCGGGCGTATACCACATCGTTACCACCGTGCCGCCCACCCGCGGATAGGGACAGCTCGGGGCCTTGTGGGCCATCCTCGACCCGGGACGCAATGGAGTTGGCCAGATCGCCCGACCTGCGGTTTAGCCCCGACTTGCCCCCGGTTGTGACGGACAACTTAGCCAGCGCCTCACCCTTTAGGCCCGTCGCAACCAGGGCAGCGGCGATCACATCCTTGACCCGGCCAGCCTGAGCGGTCTTGGTCAGCAGCGCGGCAAACTCCGCAGGGGTGAGCGGGTCAGCCACTACGCGATCCCGTTCTGGTGTAGGACGTAATGGGCGAGGGTGTCCCGCACGTCCTGCATCAGATCGCGCGGAGCAAACCGAACCGACGCGCCGCCCTGGCTTGTGTTCTCGGAGCCGGCCCGCTGAATCCCTCGATACCAAGCGATAGTCTGGACGATCGCGGCGTGCTTGAGGTCGTCGGGAATGGTCGAGAAGCCCGCCGCGCAAACGATCTTGACCGCCGCGAACGACGCCGACCAGCCCCCATGGGACCGCGTGGGGCGCAGCGAGACAAGCCCCGTATCACCGTCGAGATCGTAATCATCGGACGACACAAGATCGCCCGACCCGTAGTCGCGATCGCTGTCGTCGTGGATGCTCGTCACGGACGTGACAGGGACCGCCGGGATCATGATCGCGGTGGTCGAGAGCCGCAGGATCGGAGACGCGCCCCGGTCGGTGTAGAGCGTGTAAGACGCGGACTCCATGGTAGGATTCGCGCCAACCGATGCCGGCGGGTAGTTGCAATGCCGAGCGAACACCGCGCCCACATTGGCGATCACGTCGTCCAGCCGGCTATCGTCTGCGGTGGTGAGCGAGGCATCATAGGCCCGCACGTCAGCGGCGCTACACAGTGCCATTACTCACCCCCTGATTTCATCCACCCGTCGGGCGGCGGCCTTCCTCACCGCCCGGCGCTGGTCCGCACAGAGCGCCGGGAGGGCGTCGTCAAACTCGCCCGAGGCAATCCCCGCAACCAGGGTCCGCCAATGCAGGTCAGCGCCCACAGGGGCCGCGGGGAGCGCCTTAGCGGGCGTCTCCATGCGGTCCCAATAGGCACCGAACGTGGAACACAGGTAGTCGGCAGTCTCGGACGGGACTTCGACCACCTCGCCGTGCCGCACCAATGCAGACACACCCGGGCGGCTACCGTGGTAACCGCCGGGCATGTCGCACCGGAGCCGCACAGGCTTACTCACGCCTCGCGCTCAATCGCGAAGATCAGCCGAACCGACCCGAGGACGGCAACACCAGTCCCGGCCTTGGTGACGATCGCCTCGATGCTCTCACCCTCAGACACCTCCAGCGAGACGCCGGAAGCGGTGAGAGCCAGCGTCTCAAGGGCGAGCGCGGCGATGTCGCCAGTATCACCCGTGGTCGTCTGCTCGCTACACACCTCAGTACCACCCAGCTCGACAGAAATGTCGGCATAGTTGATATCGTGGGCGGTGACCGCAGAGCCGCACGAGTAGGCGGCGCCCTCAAGGCGACCCTTGGCCGCAAAGGGCCAATGCGAAACGTAAAGATCGGCGCTGCCGGCGGTGGCCTGCATCAGCGGCATCACAATGACGTGCTTCTCGGGAACCATGTAGGATCTCCAGTGGCTTAGGTTGGCGGCCGATTAGACCGCCAACCCTTGCGATCAGATGTTGTAGCCGACGACGACGTTAGCGACGGTGGCGGCATCGGCGCTGTGCAGCGCGAGACGCTGGGTAGCGACGAGGTTAGCCACGCCCGAAGTGATGTCAGTGTCCAGCTCGACCCGCGCGTTCTGCCGGTTGTACCAAGCGTAACGGTTGCGGAGGAAGCCGACGACGACACCCTTGGTCGTGGTCGCACCGTCGTAGATGCCGGAAGCGTTGAACTCGCTCGGGAGCATCGGCGTGGTAGCAATGGACCAGGGACCGAGGCGGGCGGGGAAGGCACCGAGAACCGAAGCGTTCGCACCGTACTTGTCGGCCGTGGCGACCTGCTCAAGCCCGAGAACCTTACCCAGGTACACGTCATAACCGACGGCCAGCACAAGGTCCGAGCCGAGGGCACCGAGGCCCTTGGGGCCGGCAAGCTTCTGCGCGAGCGCGAGAAGGTTGGCGTAGGTGAACGTGCTCATATCGAGCTTGGCGGTGGCGCCGATGTCCTCAGCGCGGGCGCGGAGCCCAAGCCAAGCGCGGCGAATGTCGGAGGACCCACCGAACGCGGCGCCGGCATCCCACAGGCTGTCGACGTTCCATGCACCGATCCCGGTGTCCATGTGCGTCCCGGCCGTGTCGCCGTGGAAGAGGGCTTCCTCGCGCCCGAGCATGTGCCCGCGGACGATGATCTCCCGCATCTCAGCGACGCTATCCACGATCGAATCATCGATCGCGTCCCGGTCCATGACGATCCGGACCGCGAAGCCCTTAGCGTCGATGTTGTTCTCGCCGCTGGCGGGCGTCGAGCTGGTGAACTTAGACGGGTCCTCGACCGTGGCCGAACCGTACAGGTACGGACGGGGGTTGGTCGAAAGGAAAGGCTTCTTGAGGTTCTTTCCGCTCATCGGACGCGAGGCAATCAGGTCGCCCACGAGGCCGAAGTCGGAGAGGGCAAGCGCCTTATCCAGCTCGGGGAGGGTGATGTCGGGGATGAACTCGCCACCGGAGCCGGACGAATCGGTGAAGATTCGCGCAACCTGCTCAGAGGCGCCCGAGAGCTGACCGGGGCCGATGCTCAGGTGATGCCCGAGAGCGGCGAGCGCCTTGGGGGCGTACTTGCGGAGGGTCGCGGCGGAACCAAGCGGCTCATGCGGACGGCGACAAGCGGCGGCGGCGATGACCGCGCCCTCGTAAATGTCCTTGGCCTTCTGGTGCCAATCGCTGTAGGTCTTCTGGGTCGTCAGCAGACCGTCAACGCGGCCAACGTCCTGACCAGCAAACTTAGCATTTCCGCCGAACAGACGCACGGTCGGCCCGTCGCCCTCGCGGTTGACGAACTGCCGAAGCTCGCCCTCAGGACCGTCGCGCCGGGCGCTGGCGTTGGCGACCGTGGCCTGCGCCTTCAGCTCGGCAAGGGCGCGATCCATCGCGGTAAGGTCGGCACCGGCCTTCTCGGCCATGCTCTGCACCTCGGACAGCGTGCGCTTGCCCTCGCTAACGTCCGCGTGGAGGTCCTTGAAACGATCAGAGATCGCGGCGCGCGCGCCGTCCTGATCAAGCCCATCAAACATATCACCGGCCATGGTAGGGCCTCCAGTTGTGGTGGTAACAGACGTTACCGCGCGTTGTGTTGGGTGTCAATACCAACGGAAGAAAAAACCTAAAACAACCAATCCAGGGACGGCTTGGTATCAGTCGAGACGGCGAGCCAATCCAGCACGCCAGGGATCGCGGTCTTGTCGGTCTGCTCGGGCGCGGCCTTGTCCTCAACCACCCCGAGCGACACCGCCCCAGCGTTCATGGGGACGGTACAGGGCGAACACTCAAGCAGGACGTTATCGCCAAACCAAGCGCCCCGGGCACCATAGCGCGGATCGTCCTCGTCAAACGACGCGCGCATAAGGACCTGACCGGGCAGGAATCCAACCGAACAGGTGCGGATAGCGCCGCGAGCCAGCAGCTCAGCGACCGCGACCGACCGGGGATAGGCGGCCACCGGGATCGGCTCAAGGTCGCCCACAAGCGCGCCGTTCACCACGCCCACGTTGTGCCACATTCCGACCGGGAGATCCTGACTCCGGTGGCTCCATGGCGCGACGGGGTTGTTTCGGAACTGCTCAAGCCGCCACGACTGATCCACGATGTCGCGCGCCCGGTCGCTCTCATCGGTGGACATAACGAAGCGGTAGCGGGTTGCCTTGGGTGTCTCCGCGTGCTCGTCTTCCTCGTCATCCATCCCATCCATGCGCACCACGACCGGCCCACTCAGGCCCAGGTCAAGCCCATACGAAAAGGTCCCGAGCGACTGGCGAGTGACCGCGGCGAGGGCGGCGATCTCGTCAATGTCGGCCGCGGCGATCGTGCGCTCATGCGAGACGATCGCGGCGATGTCTCGCGCGGAGTTGCCCACCGCCAGCGCCAGAGCGTCAAGCGCGCGGGCCTGGGTCGAGCCGTGGCGCTCCGCATCAATCAGCAGAGCGGCGATCGCGGTCGCGGGGGATCGGGTAATGCGGGTTAGCATTGGTCGGCCTCAGTCGATGACGGGAATGGTAGTGCAGCGGCAGTTGACGGACTCGGACGCGCTTTGAAACTCGCCCGGCCCCGTGCCCTTCTCGCCGCTTGGGAGGGTGAACGACTCGCCCACGTTGACCTCCTGCCCGTCGAGCGCGGTGTGCGAGTCGCGCACCGAAGCGTCACGGGCAGACAACCAACCAACCTTGAACCGAACGCCCATGTTTGCGGCGTCGTCGTAGGCGAGCCGGGATCCCTTCGTGGCAAACTTGGTCGCCTCGGTGCGGGCAATCCTCAGCGCGCGGACGGGCGAATAGGCAACGTCCCGCATTAGACGGGCTTGGATTTGGTTGACCGAGTCGCCATTGAGCAGCCCGCCCCGGACAACCTCGGCGGTGCGCAGCTTGGTGAATGCGTCCACGCGCTGCACCATTTCGGCAAGCGCGGCGTCGGACGGGTCAAGTACGGGATTCCACGTCAGCCCATCCAGCCCCGCGCGCACCGATTCAGCCCAACCCATGCGGATAATGGACCGCACGCGCTGCACCCCGATGTAGCCGGCGGCCAAATCCTGCTCACCCGCGATGTCGAGGATCACGGCCATGTCAGAATCAGAGATCACCCGCCGCACGCCGGGCATTGACGCCGACTTGGGTAGGGTGTCCGCAATCCGATCGGCGGTGCGTTTCGCGCGGGCACGAAGGTAGCCCGTCCAGCGCTGGCGTAGCGCGTTCTCGGCCGGTCCATGGGCGCGGCGCACATAGTCCAGCCACATGCGCCCACGGGCCGCACTATCCGGCATCTTGGAGAGGCTGGACTGTACGGGCGCGCGCGCCAACCAGTCGAGGGCGCACCGCTCGACCACGGCCAGCTCGGTAACGTCCTTGGCTTCCTCGTCGGCGCGGTCCATTTGGCGGCGGATCCGGTTGGCCCACGCCCGCCCGGGGTTGCCTCCCCACAGTAGCCACGCGACCCAACCCGCGGACGGGTCACTATTGTCCGCCCAACCCGGCGCCTCAGAATCGACCGCGTGGCGCGCGAAATACGAAACCATCCGGCGGATCGTCTCGGGGCTGACTCGCTTGCGGTTGCTCAGGTCGCGAGCGCGCGCAACCCCGACGGCCGTACCACCGCGGCCATGCTCGGCACGGAGGCGCAGGCCACGGGCCGCGGCGGACGCCACCGCGGCGGGCGGCTTGAAGTCGATCCCGTCGTACTTTGCCGGCGCCCTATCGACCCGCTCAGGGCCGCTCAGGGCGTCGGCGCCAGACTGGACCAATACCAGCGCGGGACGGCTCACGCGGCGTCCTGCGCGGCCAGGACCGCGGCCACCGCGAGCGATGCGGCGTCGAGCGATGCGCGGGCGTCTGCGATGTCCTCGGGCGTGCTGTCGTCGTCGCTCAGGATCTCCAGAGCCGCCGCGATCTCGTCGCGCGCTTCGGTGAGCGCCTTGGTGTCAGTGCTCGCGGGGGCGATTGGGGCGCTGCCCACAATGTTGGACGCGGCTGCCGGATCCATATTGAAGAACTCGACAAGCATAGCGATCGCGCTATCCCGCGAGAGCTGACCAGCATTGAAGGATCCCACGATCGCCTGTGCGGACGTGACCTGCGCCCCATTCAGCGCAACGTCCGCAGCCTTTCCGCCGACCCCAAGCCCGGCGGGGCCAGAGTCGGGCAGCGGCCACAGCCCATCCGGCTGATCGGTGAAGCCCTCGTATCGGGCGGCCACCATGGGATCCGCGCCCATCTGCGCCCACTGGACAACCCGGGCCAGCGACGCGCCCTGTGCATCCTGCAACGCGGGCACTTGCGAGAAGTCGTGACGCACCCGGACGCCCTCATACCCGGCCATGCGCGCGATCTCGGTGAACCCGTCGTCAAGCAGCGCCGCCCGAGCCTGGAGCCGCGTCCAGTAGGTGACCTGCTCCATTTGGGCGGTCGCGTAGTTGGCCGCGTCGGGGATGCCCGCGATCGTCGGCGGCACACCGAACCGGCTTAGCACGGTCTGCCGCGTCCACATACGGGTATCCGCGCCCTGCATGTCACGCGGCGTCCAACCCAGGATCTCCAGCTCGCCCGCACCGTCAAGAACCGCGACGCCCCCGTGGTTGTCCTGTAGCGCCCGCTCCAGCGCGGCCTTGATCGCGCGCACAATCGGAGCGCCCCAACGCTGATCGCCCTTGGGGTGGTAGATTGCGTCCGGTCGGCCCTTCTGCGCGGCCTTCTTGGTCAGGTTGGCGACGGCGAGATCGGCGTCAAGGTCGGCCGCCAACGCTTGCACCGGGCTGGTCCCCATCAGCAAGCGGGGATCGTCGGCCCAACTAAGGGACCGGATCACAACCAGATCCTCGGCCTTGTATTGCGCGCCGCTGCCGTGTCCGTCGTCGTAGCGCCAACCCATCAAGCCGTGCGGCCCGGGGATGGCTGTCACCCGGGCAGGGTGCAACCGCTGGAGCGCCACCACGCCGACGCCGCGCGAGGACTTGAGAGGGAGGATCGGAGCGTTGCCGGCCAGCACAAGGTCAGCCGCGTTCTGCATCCGAAACAGTCGCCCGCTTGTGTGGCTATTCGGGCGCGCGAACAGGTCGAGAACCGGATGCTTATCGACCTGCTTAGGTCCGTCCTTTCCGTCCACCTCGACCACAAGTGGCAGGGACGCGATATCCTCAGCGATGCGCTCAACGCAGACCTGGACCCACGGGTTAATCCCGTATGCGTACCACGCCTTGCGAAGCGAGTATCCCCCATCCGTCGCGCCGCCCGACGCAAAGTCAGCGCCCGGTGTGTAGGTGTCTTCGGTCGGCTCGACCGGGTTGGATAGACGAAGCGCCCGCACCACAGCGAACGTGGCGCGGGAGATCCACCCCGGGCGGGGCGCAATGGCGGTGGGGGCGTCGGACAAGGGCACACCTCGGCGGGAGCGTACCATGATAGGTTGGACGGTGCAACCTTATTCGTCCCTACTCTGTTGCGTCCAACCGTCGCGGAGCAAACCGAACGCCATATAGCGCAGGGCGTCCCAAGCGTGATCGTCGCCCCTGACCTCGGTTTCACCCTTGCGCTTCTCGTCCCACGTTAGATTTTCAATCTCGCGGATTAGGTTGGGGCAGTTGTCGTGGATGATCAGGTGGGGCCGCCCCTCAATGTCCGGCACGATCAGATCCGAGAGCGCATCAAACGACGCCCGACGGTCCTTCCTCGCCGTGGCCGTTACGATCCCGTAGTTGTACGCCAGTGTGCCGCGGCTGTCTTTGCCCTCTGGGTCCGCCCATCTTGTGTGCTGCTCGGGCTCAGACCGCCCCGTCCCCGCGCAATGCTCGCACCCCGTCTCATGGGTCGCGGTCAGGGCGCTCCAACGTTGCCACTCGTCGGAACCAAACTCCACCGGCTGACATTCCTCGCAACCCTCCGCGGCCCAAATGGCGCGGGCGTGGTCGCGGATCAGCATGTCCGCCCCGTAGTGCTCGCGGTAGATATGGACCACATAGTCCCGGGTGTCCAGCGCGCCCCACAGATGCGCGAACGGGGCCCGCGTACCGAAGTCGATCGACCCAAACCGCGGCCAACTCTCGGGGATCTCAAACGACGGCACGACGTGCAGCGCCCGATCAAACTCAGGATGAACCGCCCCCTCCAACGCTTGAATCGTGCCCTTCTGCCGGGCGAGTCTGATCCGCTCCCCATACCGGGCGAGGCGCTTGATCACCGAGTGGCGCGGAACGTGCGGGTTGTCGAGCGCGTCAAGGTGGACCGCGCAAACGTCCTCCCTTGGGTTGCGCATGTGGGACTCAAGTAGCGGCGTCCAACCCCGGAGCGGCGTCATACTTAGCAGCATCCAACCGTCCCGGTCGGTCAAGCGCGCGTCCAGCTCTTCGATAATCCCGTTCACGTCGTTGCCGTCCGGTTCCTCGTCCAACCAGTTAAGCCGAGACGCGGCGCCCTGCATTGCGCGCCGGCCTTGGTCCACCGACTTGCACACGATCGCGGCCTCGCCGTGGACCGCATCGGCCTGACCGTTGCCGCTCCAGTTGCGATAGACGGTATCGTGCGGCATGTAGCGGGACAGCTTGGGGCGGACGTATTGCTTGCTATCGTTGCTGGTCAAGGCGACCGCATAGATCAGCCCGCCGCCCATCGGTAGCTTGCGCGTCGGCACGCGGTCAAGGTCGATCCCGTTCTCGTTTGCCCAGGAGATTACGTCCGGGTGATCCCGCCCGAGGCTGACAGCCGCGGCAACCTGTGATACGCCCTCGGATTTGCCTGTCCGGTTACCGCCCAGCACGAAGCAACGATCGGAGCTGGAGTAAAGCACCGTCTGGATCGCGAGGCGCTGGCTTGTGCGGTTCTCGACCTTGCTGCATTCGGGGCAGCGGTGCGCCATACCCTCGCCGGTCGGTTCCATTTCCGGCCCGGCCCACTGATTGATCGTCGCGGACCACTCGCCACAATCAATGCAGCGCGGCGCCCACAGCCGGGCGTAGGCCAGCGGGTGCTTCCTTTTCTGCTCGCGGAGATCCGCGGCCCAGCCCGTCGCCCACTGGAGCCACGCCACGACCTCGGGCCGCTCTGCGCTGCTCGGTTCCGCGATGATCCGGTCGAGCATTCGCGTTACCGCAAGCTCCATGGCCGCAACGGTAGAACAGGCCGCGACTTGTGCCGCGGCCTGTTCGAATGATTCGGATCCAGTCATGGATCGATGGTATCGCTATGGGACGAGACGGTCAAGGCTCCCGGATTTTGTCGGCCGCCTCCATGGCCTCCAGGGCGGTCGGGCAGCCGCTATACACCCGGATCCCGTCAAGGTAGACGCTCGCAGTGTGCCACCCATCGCCCAGCCGGTCATAACGCACGGTCCAGCCCCGCCCGTGTCGATCCCGCGCCCTCCACCCGGAGACATGCTCCATCCGGGTCCACCCATCCAGCGCCGCGCCCTCATCCCCGCGCTCGACGGCGAGGATGCGGGCGAGGCGGGCGCGCTCGGTCGCCAGTCGCTCGGCTTCCTGCGTGCTCGCGTTTTCGTCGGCCGCGCACCGCTCGACATCGGCGCGCATCTCGTCAAACAGACGCACCAGCCCATCCTCCATGGCGGTGGCGCTTGGGGCGCAACCGTCCTGGTCGCCATCGATCCGCTGCCAGAGCCGGCGCAGTAGGTCATGCTCCGCCCTGTCCCGCTCGGCCCGCGCCTCGTCGCGCTCCCGCTCCGCCCGGTCGGCTCGCCCCCTCTGCATCGTCGCCGCATTGCGCGCTGCGAGGTACTCGGCAACGCCGACGCCCTCGAGCCGCTCGTGCAGCGCGATGACGGTGCGGGCGAGGTTGGGGGCGTGGGCGATTAGCGCAGCATCCTCATCCCATCTGGACGTGTCGGTCCCGACCATACACGGGGTCTGCGCGAGCGTTGGAGCGATAATCTCGCCCATCCGATCGAGCGTGAGCCCAACCTGTCGGTCGTGGTGTGTACCCCGGTTCACTGTGCCGACGTACACGGCGTTCATGAAACTGTCGTCGTCGGTGTGGACCACAAACCACGGCCCCGGCGTCGCCCCCTCCAGCAGCGCCCGCGCCGCCGCCGCGCTAACCAAGTCGGTTCCATCAGCCATAGTCTCACCTCACTAAGTGTTGTTGGGCTCTCTCGCCCCCGGTGTCAGTAGGCTAACGAGGGCGATCGTGGGGCGTCAAGCGCGATCGCCCCAAGTGATCGCCAGCATGTCCTCGCCCCATCCGTGGACGGCGTAAGACAGCCGCTCATAGGCGCGGATCCGTTCGATCTGGTCATCGGTCGGGACGATCCGGGGCGCGCTTCTCGCCCGGCCGATGCGCGGGCAATCCACGATCGCGAGATCGTAGTGTGCGGCCAGCTCGGGCAGGGCGCGATCGATCTGCGCCGTGTCGATTGCGGCGCCATAAAGCGGCCTGGATCGCGCCGCATCAATCAGGGCGGGCACGGGCCGTAGCCAATCCTCCCGAGCCATGTAGGACCGGACGTAGGCCCACGAATGCAGCCCGAGGCCGGTGGTTACCATCCAGCGACGGATCGGCATGTCCTGGGGCGGGACTCGCCAAGCCATATTGGGCGCGCTGGCGTGCAGGCTCACCCCGAGCACGCGCGGATCCGTCACGCCCTCGACGTAGCCGGCCCACAGGATCGCGAGCGTGTCAGGATCGGACGGGGGCGCGGCTTCGTGGTTGAGCAGATCGGCGGCGAACGATGCCACCTCGGGCCGCATCCACGCCGTCACCCGGTCGAATCCGGCCCGCCATGCGTCGAGCCAGTGGAGAAAATGCGAGACATGCCATGCGATCGGCTCGCGAATCGAGGTGATCCGTAGCAGGTCGGCCGGCAAATGCCCAGCGCACCACAGCCCCGCGTGGGTCGAGCCGGACACCGTGTGGGGCAGCTCGGGCGCGAGACGGGCGCGGATGGTGCGAGAACCGCACTTGGCGGACTCTTGAAGGATGATCTTAGGGCCGTGCATCATACCGCACCGCCCGGCCAGCGCCCGATAGCCTCGGCTGTGGCGATGCAGGTGCGTCCGAGATTGCGGTGTGGCCCAGAGCTGCGATGGACCACGGTGGGGCCTACCAGCAGATCGATCTCGACTGCGTTGTGCCGGATGAATACGGCGGTCGTCATATGCGCCGCCTCGGGGCCCAGCAGCGCCAGCAGGCAACCGGCGGTCGCGGGGTCGTCGGGGTCGGGCCATGCGTCGCTCGGCGGCGACTCTGGAAGGAACCAGTACACATCGGGCGCGTCGGTGTCAGTCGTGATGTCGTGCGCTTGCACGCGGGCGTTCATGCCATGCGCGTACAGACTGCCGAACACCATCCCCGGCATCCACCGCCACCCCGGCATTGCCACGGCGACGCGCCCCCACTCCTCTGCGGTGCGCTCACCCATGGTCGCCTCCAGGCCAGCGCCCGAGGGCTTCGGCGGCGGCGATGCAGGCGCGCCCGAGGGGCAGGCGGGCCTCCCGCCACTGGATGCCGGCGGACCCATCCCCAAACCCATCGGCCCGC